TTGCTGCTGGCACCTTTGACGGTACTGGTAACTTGGACATTGGTTTTGCTGGCAGTGAGCATGATCCTATTGATGTTCTTTCTCGTATGGCTCGTTTGCTTGATGAGCAAAACGTACCTGAAGAAGGACGATGGTTCCTTGCTAATCCAGAGTTCTATGAAGTACTTGTTCAGAGTTCTTCTAAGCTCTTGTCAGTTGACTACAACGCAGGTCAAGGCTCAATCCGTAATGGATTGGTAAGCTCTGGCAAGCTTCGTGGATTTGATATGTACAAGTCAAATAACATTGCTGCAACGACTAACGCTGCTGGTAAAGTTTTGGCTGGTCATATGTCTTCTACGGCTACTGCACAGACTATCACCAACACTGAGGTTCTCCGTGACCCAGATAGCTTTGGTGACATTGTTCGTGGTCTGCACGTATACGGCGCACAGGTACTTCGTGGCGAAGCTCTTGTGTCTGCTTTTTACGGTATTGACTAGTACTGGACGGGGCTGTTTAGGCGGCCCCTTTCCTTTTATTGGAGATATTTTATGCCTCAGATTGGTTCAGATGCAAAACCTGTTACATTTAGAAAAACTATTGCTGGTAAAGGCAGTAGGTTTCGTAAAGGAATGAATCTTTCACAATACAAAGATAACTATGATCGTATCTTTAATAAAGGTGAAGACACTACAGAATATGCTACAGAGTTTGAATCAGCTAGACAAAAAAGTAAAACATTTTCAATGGAGCAAGATTAGTGAATAAAGTTCCAAAAAAGAAAGGCTACGTGCCTAATATGTATACAGGGAGAAGTATGATGATGTATGGTGGTGATATGAAACGTAAAAAAGCTGCTATGGGCATGTCTAAAATGGATGAAGATATGATGGGCAAGATGCGTACTCAAATGATGGGTGGTGGCACTAAGCGTTACGGAATGATGCATGGTGGTGATCATCGTATGATGAAAGGTCATGGCGGTAAAGCATCTTCTGACATCTATGCAATGGAAACTGCTTGTAACAAGATGGCTGGCTACAACATGAGCCTACCTAAAGGACGATGAAAGTTCAAGCACCTAAAGGCTACCACTGGATGAAAAGTGGTAAGTCTTACAAACTTATGAAAGATCCTAAAGATGGATATAAAAAACATACAGGGTCTAGTAAAACAGCAAGCTTTGCAATACAGAAGGTACATAAAAAATAATGGCTACTTATCTTTCATTAACAAATGAGCTACTGCGAGAGATGAATGAAGTTGCATTAACTTCTTCTACTTTTGCTAATGCTATTGGTGTGCAACAGCATGTTAAAGATATAGTTAACAGAGCATACTTTGATATTGTTAATGAAGAACCTCAGTGGCCCTTTTTAGCTGTAGCGGAAAGCGGTGCTGTAGATCCTATGTATGGCAATGTATATATTGAAACAGTTGCTGGTACTCGTTTTTATGAGCTAAAGCCAGCTAGTTCTTCATTAACTACAGACTATGGGTACATTGATTGGGATAATTTTTATTTAACTACTGTAGGCGTTAGTGGTGAGTCTGCACCTTATGAATCTCGTAATCTTAGATTTACAACGATTGAAGAGTTTAAAGATTACTATAGGCTTAGTGAAAACTTAGATGATGCAGATACACAACAGTATGGCGTACCACGGCGTATAATAAAAAGTCCTGATGGAAGAAACTTTGGGTTAAGTCCTATACCTGATAAAGTATATCGTGTTTGGTATTTTGCTTTTAATTTACCTACAGCTTTAGATGCTTTTGGTGATGAAACAGTTTTTCCAGATGTATATAAAACAGTGCTGCTTGCTAGATCTAGATATTATGTGCATCAGTTTAAAGAAGATGCACAAGCAGCAGCTTTTGCTCTTGAAGATTATAAACGTGGATTACGTTTGATGCGTTTACATTTAATGGAACCAACGCCAGGATATTTTAAAGATGATCGTGTGAGGTTTGTGTAGTGTCTCAGCCTTGGGGATTTTCATGCAAAGGTGGCTTAAATGTCAACTTAAACCAACTAGAAATGCTTTCTCAGCCTGGGTTTGCTACACGCCTTAGAAACTTTGAGGTAGACCCTGATGGCGGTTATAGACGAGTAGATGGCTTTACGCAGTTTGGAGACACTAATCCTAACAGTAGTGAAACTATTCTTGGTATGGCAGTCTATGCAGATGGCGTAATTGTCTGTTCAGGAACAGGAATATTTTTTAGTCAAGATGGAGAGACTACTTGGCTACAAATAAATAGAGCAAGCGTATCTGGATCAGGAGATAATTACTCTACATTTACAGGACGCTCAGTAGCTGCACGTACTTCTCAAGGACGATGCAGTTTTGCTTTATATGAGGGTACGTCAGATTATGGTGAGCTAGTTATTTGTGATGGTGTAAACGAACCATTTTTATTTCAAATGACAGGCACAGGCGCACTAACTGATCGTACATTTTTTGCAAAAGAAATAACAGTAAGCGGCACCACTGGCCCTGCTGTTGGTGTAATACACGATAAACACTTAGTAGTTGCTGGAGCGCCTACAGCTAAGAATACTATATTCTACAGTGGTACTAATGACATTGATGATTTTACTAGCACTGGATCAGGAAGCATTGTAATTGAAGATGCTGTAGTAGGACTAGCAAGTTTTCGTAGCGATTTAATTATTTTCTGTAAGAATAGTATTCACAAGCTTGTTAATATTAACGACTCTAGCAATGTAGCAGTTGTGCCTATTACAACAAACGTAGGTTGTGTATCAGGCGGTAGTATTCAAGAGATAGGCGGTGACTTGTTATTTTTATCTCCTGATGGAATACGAACAGTTGCAGGTACAGCTAGAATTGGTGATGTAGAGTTGGGGTCTGTTAGTAGGCAAATACAGAGTCTTATTTCTGATATTGCAGCAGACTCAGGATTTATAATAACAAGTGCTGTATTAAGAAGTAAATCACAGTATCGTTTATTTTATTCTAAAAATACTGAAAGCCCTACTATTGCTAGAGGCATTATAGGTACTTTAACATCTAATGGTTTTGCGTGGTCAGAGACATTAGGTATTCAAGCACTAGGATTTGTATCAGATTTAGATAAAGATGGTATAGAACAAGTATATCATGGTGATAAAGATGGTTATATATACAATCATCTTTCAGGCAATGCTTTTCGTAGTGCAGGAGCAGCAAGAGATATAGATGCTGTGTATCAAACACCAGACTTTGACTTTGGTGATGTAGGTACTAGAAAGACTCTAAAATATGCAAGAGTTTCTTTTAGCCCTGAAGGAGCAGTAGAACCTAGCTTTAGAGTTAGATATGACTACGAAGATCCTGATGTACCACAACCAGAACCTTTTGCAGTTAGTACCATTGCTCTTCCAGCAATCTTTGGTACAGCAGCTTTTAATGCAGTTACATTTGGAGCAACTACTGATCCTATGGAAAGGATTACACTAGAAGGCTCTGGAAATACTTGCAGTTTTAGAATTACAAGTGAAGATCAAAAGTCAGCCTACGCTGTAAATGGTCTTTATATAGATTACATGCCATCAGGTAGGAGATAATAAATGGCTCAGAATTATACTAGACAGAGTTCTATGGCTGATGGGGATACTATCACAGCGGCACTATTTAACAATGAATACAATCAACTAGTAAACGCTTTTGCATACTCATCATCTAGTGCGTCTTCTACTGGTCATAGACACGATGGATCTACTGGGCAAGGTGGTAACGTACCTCAGATTGGTGATTTAGACTTTCTTAATAAAGTTGTAGTAGACGGAACAAACAATAGAGTAGGCTTTTTTGTAGAGGTATCTAGCAGTGCAGTTGAACAAGTACGTGTTCAGGATGGCGCTATTGTGCCTGTTACAGATAATGATATTGACTTGGGTACTAGCTCCTTAGAATTTAAAGATGGATATTTTGACGGTACAGTTCATGCAGACGCTATAAACTTTAATGGTACTGCGATTACAGCAACTGCTGCTGAGCTTAACATCCTGGATGGTGTAACATCTACCACAGCAGAGATTAATCTTTTAGATGGCGTAACAGCTACTACAACAGAACTTAATTATGTAGATACAGGCGCTTCAGTAGGTACAGTAGTAGCCAGTAAAGTAGTCACAGCAGATGCTAATAAAGATGTATCTAGTTTTAGAAATGTAACTCTTACAGGTGAACTAGACGCTGCTACAGGAGATTTTTCAGGCAACGTAGACATTGATGGTGACTTACTTGTAGGTGATGATCTTACACTAGACTCAGATGCAGCAGTGCTTGGCTTTGGTGCAGACACAGATGTAACACTAACACATGTAGCAGATACTGGTATTTTACTTAACAGCACTCGACAACTACAGTTTGGGGATAGCGGAACTTATATTCATCAAAGTGCTGACGGTGTACTAGATTTAGTATCAGATACTGAAATAGAAATTAATGCAACAACCATTGACATGAATGGTGATTTATTTGCAAGTAATAATATTATACTAGACTCAGATGCAGCAGTGCTTGGTTTTGGCGCAGACGCAGATGTAAAACTAATACACGTAGCAGATACTGGTCTTCTTTTAAACGACACAATGGCTTTGCAGTTTAATGATGCTTCTCAGTTCATTAACGCCCCTTCTGCTACTGTATTAGACATTAACGCTACTGACGAGATTGAACTTAATGCTACTGCTATTGACATTAACGGTGCAGTAGATATATCTGGTAACTTAGATGTAGGCGGCAACTTAGTAGTAACAGGAACAACTACCTTTAACGGCGGCACACTTACTCTAGGTGATGCAGCTTCAGATAATGTGGTATTTGGTGCAGATGTAAACTCAAACATTATTCCTAATACTGATAATACTTATGACTTAGGAAGTTCTTCACAAGAATGGAAGGACTTGTATGTAGATGGAATTGCATACTTAGATGGCATTAACTTTAATGGTACAGCTATATCAGCAACCGCTGCTGAATTAAACATAATGGATGGGGTAACTGCTACAACAGCAGAGCTTAATATTATGGACGGTGTTACGTCTACAGCAGCAGAGCTTAATATCCTAGACGGTGTAACTAGCACTGCCGCAGAACTAAATATACTTGATGGCGTAACTAGTACAGCAGCAGAACTTAACGTGCTTGATGGCATTACAGCCGTTGTAGGCGAACTTAACGCACTAGACCTTGGTAGCACAGCAGTAGGTACTGCAATAGCTTCTAAAGCTGTTATACTTGATTCTAATAAAGACTATACAGGCATTCGTAACTTTACCATTACTGGTGAACTAGATGCTGCTACGTTAGACATCTCAGGCGACATAGACGTTGATGGCACTACCAACCTTGATGTCGTGGACATTGATGGTGCTGTCGATATGGCTTCTACTTTAGCTGTAGGTGGCGCTACAACAATTACGGTTGCTGACAACAGCAATACTCTTTCATTAGTTTCTACAGATGCGGATGCAAATGATGGCCCTATTTTGCGTATGTATCGCAACTCTGGATCACCTGCGGATGGCGATCTCACAGGAATTATGAAATTTGCTGGTCGTAATGACAATAGCCAAGATGTTGATTACGGAATCTTAAGGGCTTTCATCAGAGATGCCTCTGATGGTAGTGAAGATGGCACGATCCAGATAAATCACATTATTGCTGGTACTGAGCGAGTTGCTCTTGAGCTTGATAATGATGAGTACGTCTTTAACAATGCAGGTATAGACATAGACTTTCGCGTTGAGTCTTCTTCCAGTGCAAATGCTCTCAAGATAGACGCTGGTAATAATACGATTGAATTTGGATCTATACCTTTTACTGCAACCGCAGGAACCTCTAACACCCGTATAGGTGTCAACACAGGTAACAGCATCACCTCTGGCGGCAACTACAACGTGCTGGTGGGCGATGAAGCGGGTACGGCTTTGACTACGGGTGATGGCAACACCGCAGTAGGCTTTGAAGCGCTAAAAACAGAGGACGCTCATGGCAGAAATACTGCGATGGGTTATCAGGCCCTAAAAACCCTAAACGCTGGTGCGGAAGCGGTCACAACGACCATTGGGTATTTAGCTGGCACCTCTCTAACGACAGGCGTTCAAAATACACTGATAGGTGGTCTTTCGGGCGATGCTCTTACGGATGCGGATTATAACGTCGCAGTGGGTAATAATACTTTAAGCTCCGATACTAAGGGTAACAAGTCAGTCGCTATAGGTTACGAGGCACTTACTGCACAAAACCAAACGACTTCTACTGATACGCATAATGTAGCGGTTGGTTACCAAGCAGGAGCAGCAGTCACCACCGGAGTCCAAAACATTCTTGTCGGCGCTCTTGCTGGTGACGCAATTACCACAGGAAATAGCAACGTATCGGTAGGACACGGTTCTTTAAGCCTCAATACGGCATCACATAGAAATACAGCAATAGGAGAATTTTCTTTAGCTGCATTAAACATTACTACTAACACCAATGCTTACAACACGGCATTGGGTTACAGCGCGGGTGCAGGAGTTACTACGGGAGATTCCAACACCCTCATCGGTGGTCTTGCAGGTGATGCTTTAACAACGTCTAGTGACAATACTGCTGTTGGATATTTAGCATTGTCTGCTCAAACAGATGGTGCAAGCCAAAACACAGCTATAGGTTTCAAAGCAGGAACAGCTAACACAAGCGGTGGTGGTCTTACCGCCATTGGTAGACAAGCAGCAGAGGCTAATACAACAGGGGCTGAAAATACTGTTCTTGGCTCACTCGCTTTGCAAAACAATACGGTGGGCAACAAATCTGTAGCAATAGGCCGATTAGCTTTACAAGATCAAAACTATGGCACATCAACTGATGCTTTTAACGTAGCTGTCGGATTTGAAACGGGTAAAACCGTCACTACGGGAGTTCAGAACACTCTTATCGGCGCTCAAGTTGGTGACGCTCTGACTGATGCTGATTTTAATACAGCGATAGGGTATTTAGCTTTAAGCTCAGATACTTTGGGTAGTAAGTCTACAGCTATTGGCTATGCTGCATTGCAAGATCAAAACTTTACCACTGCTACTGATTCGTACAATGTAGCAGTTGGCCACTTGGCTGGTGAAAACGTCACTACGGGAATCCGTAACACGCTGATAGGGGGTGAAGCTGGTAAGGCTTTGCGTGATGCTGACTTCAATGTAGCCGTAGGCTTTCAAGCATTATTGTCTGACCAAGAGGGCAGTCGTTCTGTAGCAGTAGGCTACAATGCTTTAGTGCTTCAAAACAAAGGCTCTGCTTTTGAAATGGCTAACGTCGCTATTGGTATGCAAGCGATGGAAAGTATTACCACTGGCTACCAAAACACCGCAGTTGGTAACGAAGCGTTAAATGCTGACGATACAGGTAGAGCATCCGTTGCGGTAGGCTTCCAAGCACAAAGAAGTCAAAACATGGATGCTGACGAAGAAACAGGTAATACAGCCCTTGGTTATCAAGCGGCCTATCACAATGTTACTGGTCAAGATAATACATTTACCGGATTTAAGGCTGGTGCGGGGCAAAGTGGTAATAGTAATGGTAATAACTGTGGATTTGGGTCAAATGCTCTTA